CGCGACCTCGCTACACTGGCCGTCGACGAGGTCGAGAGACCTCCAAGCAGCACCCCCCACCGGGGCCCTGCGCGGCGGCTGACTGCCGCCGGCGGGGTCCTCGTCGCCTCCGGGGGGAGCGCGTGGACCCGCAGACCGACGCCCCGGCCGCATCGGCTGAGGAGCCTCAGTCCTCGGAGACGTCCGCCGCTTCGCCGCCCGCGCGGGAGCCCGCCAACGGCCTGATGAACCGGTTCCTGCGGGGACTGGGTTGGGGCCGCGCGGAGGCGCCTTCCGCCGACGAGGCCGCGGAGCAGTCGGACACACCCGAGCAGCCAGCGGAGACACCACCCCTCGAGCGAACCGTCACACCTCCTGCCCCCGAGGCGCCGCGCACGTTCACGGAGGACGAGTTCCGCCGGGCCGTGCAGTCGGCCAAGGACCGCGAGCTCGCCACCGAGCGCCGCCGCGACGCCCTCGGCCGCGCCGAACAGGGCGACATCGCCCCCATCCGGTCGCTCGCGGAACGGGGCGACGCCTGGGCGCGGCAGCAGTTGGCCGAGCGGGGCGAGACCTGGGCGCTCGGCGAGATCCACGAGCGGGAATTGCGCGAGCAGGCCAAAGCCGCCGCCGACCCGCTGCCGGGCATCGCGGCCGACTTCGACCGCTCGGTCGTGTGGCCGCTGCTGGGGGCGCTCCCGCTCGAGGAGGAGCGCCGCATCGTCGGCACCGACGGCATCCAGGGGATGGACGGGCGGCAGCGCGCCGTCGAGGAGTCGATCAAGGTCATCCAGCGCGAGGCCGGCCGGGCTGCCGCCGAGAGTGCCGTCACGAAGGCGCTCGCCGACGAGGACTTCGTGGCGCAACTGCTGAAGTCGCCCGCCTTCCGCGAGGCCCTCGTGAAGGTGCCGGCCGCCAACAAGCAGTTCCGCGCCTACTTCCGCGGCGACCGCGAGGAGGGCGACATCGCCCCCGCGGTCGCCGCGAGTCGGCGCCGCGAGAACGACTTCATGAACGACCTGCTGCGCGGCCTCCCGGTCGCCGGCACGGACCAGGACGAATAGGAAAGAGCACCGATGGCGATCATCTCCCGCGCCGCCGGCGTCGGCGCCTCGTTAATACCCGAGGACTACGCGAGAGGCATCATCAAGAACGTCACCCAGAACTCGGCCGCGCTGCGCCTGCTCTCGCGCCGGCGGATGACGCGGCAGATCCAGCGGATGAGCGTGCTGACCGCGAAACCCACGGCCGCCTTCGTGACCGCGGGCACCGCGCCGTTCGACTCGACCGACGTCGGGGCCAAGAGCGTGTCGCGCCTGACCTGGGCGGACCTGACGATGACGGCCGAGCCGGTCGCGGTCATCGTCATCGTGCCGGACCACTTCTACGAAGATCAAGCCTACGACCTCTGGGGCGAGATCCGCTCCGAGTGCGAGGAGGCCATCGCCGCCGCCATCGACGCGGCCGTGTTCTTCGGCACCAACGCCCCGACCTCCTGGCCGGTCTCGATCAACGCCCACGCGACCGCCGCGGCCGGCAACGTCGTCACCGCCGGCACCGGCGTCGACCTGGCGGCCGACCTCAACAACGCGATGGGCGCGGTCGAGGCGGACGGCTACTACCCCAACGGGTGGCTCTACGACCTCCGCGAGAAGGCCACCCTGCGCGGCCTGCGCGACCAGAACCGCCAGTTCCTCTACGCGATGCGGGGGCCGGCCAACACGGGCCTCCAGAACGCCGGCGACGACGACGAGATCAGCGCGCGCGTGCGGGACGTGCGCCAGAACGGGGAGATCTGGAACCTGCCGGCCTACACGAGCGCGATGGGTCTCGCCTTCGGCACCGCGACCGGCAACACCCGCTACATCACCGGCGACTTCGACCGCGCCTTCATCGGCATCCGCACCGACGTCCGCGTCAAGATGCTCGACCAGGCAACACTTGTTGATGGCTCGGATACGTGGAATTTGGCACAGCGTGACACCACTGCGATGAGATTAGTCACGCGCGTAGCTTATGTGACTTCTTCGCCGATTACCCGACTTCAACCGACTGCGGCGAGCAGAAGCCCGTTCGCGGTTGTGAAAGTGCCTTGATAGCGGGTCTTTAAGGGACATGGGGCCACAATTCGCGCCTAATTCCTGGCGGCTTCTTCAGGTACATAATGGCCGCTTTAAGGATATTGGGCGCGTCTTGCAACGCACCGATTCCGACGTTGCAGGACGGGCAGAGCAGTCCGCGCACGACACCGGTGGCGTGGTCGTGGTCGATCACGTAACTGCGTGGATCGGTGAAGCCACGACGGCAGATTGCGCAACAGTCGCCTTGGCCGCGCAGCATCCGCGCGATGTCGTCCGCCGTCAGCTTGTAGCGATCAAGACGCGCGACCGGCAGGCGCCTGCTTCGGCCGATCCGTTCGTACCAGTGCCGATGGTAGGCTCGTCGGCACGACGCGCACCGCGCAGAAAGCCCATCGGGTTGAGTCTTGTCCGACCAGAATTCCTCTGCGTCTTTCGTCAACCCGCAATCGTTGCAGCGCTTGATTTCCGGGATCACGATGTCCTGAGGCCGGCGACGGGCCAGACGCGCCCGCCTCTGCCCCGCCTTGGATCGAGCGCACGCCTTGCAGTAGCGAGCGAGACCGTCTGTTCTGGAGCGGTCGTTGCTGAACAGATCCCGCGCCAGCATCTGCTCGCAGGATGGACATCGACGCGGGCCAGTTCTAGCCACAATCTCCAGGCGGCGGCAGACCCGACACGAGGCTGCAACGCTCTTGATGTAGTCCTCGCGCAACGTGCGCTCCGTGCCGCAAACGCACAGGCAGACCCAGAACCGGCGGTTGGGCGTGGGTTCGTGACTGAAGCGAACCACGGTCAGTCGGCCGAACACGCGACCGGCCAGTGCCGAAGCAGTAGACTCGTCGGGCATCTCTATCTCCGTAGGGGTGCCACGCCGGGGGCTGTTACCAGCAGCGCCCCGGCATTTGCGTGCCCCCATTCTAGCAGGAGGCGCCGATGAGCCCGCTCAAGAAGGGCTCGAGCCAGAAGACGATCAGCCAGAACATCAAGACCGAGATCGCGCACGGCAAGCCGCAGGGGCAAGCCGTCGCCATCGCGTTGCGCCAGGCGCGGCAGTCCGGGCAGAAGAAGTGAGCCGGGCGAGGAGGAACCCGTGAGCGAGACCGAGCAGCCGATGGTCGACGTCACCCTCACCGTCGCCGTCTCCGAGGCCGACGGCTACGGCGGGGCCCACGCCGCCGGCGAGACCATCTCCGTGCCCGCCGACGTGGCCGAGCGCCTGATCGCGGCCGGCATCGCGGCGGCGCCCGGCACGACGACCGAGGAGCCGGCGGCGGAGCACAGCAGCGGCGCCGGCGCGACCGGCCGGCGGCGCACGACGTGACGCTCTACGATCCGACGCTGACCGACGACGACATCCCCCGCTCGGCGACCCCCGACGAGGCCGCGCCCGCGCGCGTCTACCGCCCGCCGGGTGCGGCGCCGCCCGGGGTCCGCTCCGCCGCGTACCGTCCGTTGGTTCGGGAGGAACCCAGCCACCTGGCGGTGCGGGCCGGCGACACGATCCGGATGCTGACCGACACGGTCTCGACCGAGCACCGGGCGCCCGACGGCGGGATCAAGTTCCTCCAGGGCATGGTCGTCCTGGTCGACGACCACTACCTCGACGCGCCGACCGCGCGCCGCTGGGTCCGCAACCGCATCGCCGAGCCGTACCCGGGCGGGATGCCGGGGGACCTGGTCACCGACGCCGAGCGCGTCGCCGACACGACCGACTTCGACGCCCAGATCGCCCGCCTCGAGCACCTGCGCGCCCGCGCCGTCGCCCGCGCCGAGGAGATCCGCGCCCGCGAGGCGGAGGCGGCCGAGGCCGCCGTGGCCGCCGGCTACGTGCCGGTCGTGCGCCGCCGCGACCCCGAGGCGCCGATCGGGACCGAGCCGTACCGGGTGCCGCCGGGCGAGGACCCCCTCGCGGCCTACGGCCTCGACGACTACCCGCTCCTGGCGCTCAAGGCGGCCGGCTACCGCACGCCCGCGCAGATCGACGCCGCCACCGACGAGGAGTTGCTCGAGATCAAGGGCGTCGGGACCGCGACCCTCGAGCGCCTGCGCGGGCGGCGTCCCCGGTGAGGCGGTGACGGTCCAGTTGGCCGGCCTGGAGGCCGAGGT